CTGCTTAACGAAATAAAGGCAGACCAAACATGAGACATAAGCATAGGGAAGTCGGGGCCATCTAATGCTTCAGGTCTGTGTCCAGTCTGCCTCTCTACCTGTTCTAAGTGTTCACGTTCTGATATGCCTGATTTATCTGATTTACTTATAGAGAACTCATGTTCTGCATAGTCAACCAGTTCGTCAATCAGGCTTTGGTAAAATTAAGAGAGTTAGCAATAGCTTCCTCAATCTGGTCTCTAATCCAGAATACCTCAGTGTAAATCTCTTTGGCTTTTGAGGTCGAGAACTTGGGTTTAGAACCACCGTAAGTAATCTTCCAGCCCTTAGTAGTTTTGGCTAACAACTCTAAAGTAGCTTCCTCTAGGTCTTCTGCTGTAATGTCTACTTTCTTCTTACTCTGAGCTTGCTTAAGACGCTTGTTGGTTTGCTCATGCACAGCAGCCTTGTACTCCTTAGAGTGTGGCGCATATACAGTGATAACCATTGGTGTGTCGTCATCATTGTTGAGAATGTCGAAGGTAGTAGGATGAACAATAGTTACATCTACAGTATCGCTACTAGGTGTTAAATCTTTTAAGTCCATGTCGAGTCCTTTCGGGTATAGAAAATTGTCGGGTTAGTAAATTAAAGGGGGAAGCATCAGACCCGACACCAACACCTCCCCACCCTAGCTAGGGTATCTTATGAAGAGCGAGTAATAACTAAGTTAGTATCATCTGCTGTATTGTAGAGTGCTACAAAAGACATAGTGATAATACGGCTAGTCGGACCATCTACACCTACATCAGCACTGTTAATCTTAGCCCGTGGGAAATTGAAGTTAAGCGTGTTAGAACCATCTCCTACAGTTACATCAAGCTCAGTTTCAGTTTCATTCAAGAAACGGTTAATCATAGCAGCATCTTCGTAGTAGACCGACAGAGAACCTTCAATCTCAGCACGACCAACCTCTAACTGTGGAGCGCTATCGCTACCAATGACAAAGGTGGGTGCGAAGGAATTAGTCAGGGTGAAGTCCATGCTAGTTACAATAGCTGCTGAAGAGGGAGACCCACCAGTATTACCAATGGAAAGTGACCCTGAGTAAGCATCAAAAGGTGATGCACCTGAAGCAGTGTCTTGTGTCTTCTGAGTAGCACTGATGGACATATCCTTACCCACCATACCATAAGTAGCTGTTACCATAGCGTTAGGGGCAAGTGAAACACCCATAGTAGAAACAGTCATACCTGTAAATAGACGAGCTTGGTCAATGTCAGCAGCATAATCCTCAATAGAGAAGAACTTAGGTGTAGTACCAGCCTTAAGTACATTTGTTGACCAAGTAGAGAGCATAGCTGATTCTAGGAAGGCATCATAGTCAGCATCACGAAGATCGGCTACAATGTCACCAGCCGCTTGACGATTACCGTGGCGGTCAACACGAGGCATACGGTCAGCTTGAATATCAGTACCAGCAACACGATCCTTGCTTAGGTTTAAGCTGTGTGTGCTGAAGGGTAGGTTTTGGAAGTTTCCAGCAGGGGTCGTACCAAATGTACTCTCCGCAATATATGATAGGCTGGAACGAGAACCTTGTGCAAAGGCCATGTTATATTCTCCTAATTATTTGTAACAGTACCATCCGATATTAACAGGGACATAGTACCAAGGACTGTCTAAGAAACCCTTCTGCCTTTCAGCATAGTCAATAGACAGAGTGATTGTTTCATCCCCTGTGTAGGAGATATGTGTAGTCGCTTCAAAAGCCTCTAGGATAGTATTCGCTAGGCTATCAGCAGTAGCGGGGCCATTACCCTCTGGGGCATAGGCAGTAACAACAAATACACCTTGGTATCTCTGTTGTGGATTTAAGCCTCTTACAGCAGGTCTACGTAGCGTAGGTAGGAAATCAACCTGTAAATAGCTTGTACCAGTCGTAGGGCTAAATGAGACATTCTCATAAGCTATGCCAGTAGGTAAATTAGAGGTTGTCGCTAACTTATTCTCAAGTGCTGCTCTGATGTCATTGTAGATACTAGCCATGTATATTTCTCACTATAGCACCGTATATGTGTTCCCTCTTTTCTACAGCTTGTGCATGAGGGCTATCATTACGGAAAGTAAACCTTGAGTTATTCTCTAAGTCTAAAGCTTGGATATCTTCTATAAGATTACCTAGACCTTCTGCTTTCTTAGCTTGCTTATCGAGAGCCTTTGGTTTATTCTTAGAGGACTTCCCCCTACCCCTAGAACTTGTGTTTGATTTAACAGAGTGGGAGGTTACATAAGCCCCTGTATCGACAGGTGAGTGGTGAACTATTGTTTGTGCTATCTCTGTGAGCTTTTGCCCAACGGCATCCTCAATAATATGATCTACCTGATCTAGTTTGTTGTCGAAAGATGGGTTTATCCTAACTGTGGACTGCTTACTCATTACTCTCTCACATCACATAAGAAACAAACCTTGTCTCCATTCGAGAAGATAGTAACGACAGATATGATGTTTACAGTATCGCCATTACCTAAGATTTGGTCTTCGTCATCAGGGTCTACAGATATACCTAAAGCTGGTATAACACACTTACGAGTACCCCTTCTGATTTCATCTACGTTGGCTATAATACCCAAATCATAGTTGTAGAAGTAACCCTCAAAGGGATAGTCTGTGGTAGCTGAACCTGAGACCGAACCTGTTGTAGGATCATAAGTTCCTGCTGTTGTGTTCTTACGCAGAGTAAGGGGTTCACCAAACTCCTCAACCATCTTTAGTAGGTTGTAACCTCTTGAGAATGCCATGAACTAACCTTTAGTTGTAGTCGTAGTCATCACCACTGTAGCTTGGTGGGTTCTTAAATCTATCTCTGCGGAAGGAAGGGGGAACACGATCTGTATCTTGTCTAACACTATCTATGGTCGAGATACTAATACCACCAGCTTTAACACCAACTACAGCACCAGCCTTCTTACCTTGATGCTCTAGGGTCTCAGCTAAATTAGTGTAGTGCCCTATGAGGTCGCTGTAGTTAGCACTGAGGGCACCTGAGAGGTCTTGTGTGACCCTACGAGAGTATTGAGCAGCTATAGTCCTAGCAACCCAAGCAGCAGCATAGTAGACATTGTTATTAGTCTGACTGAGCGCGAATGTAACCTCTTCATTCTGGGTCTGTTGGTCGTTAGTGTCTGTATCACCGACAAGCAACCGAACAGAGTTTATGCGCCCTGCATCGGTAGTTGTACTCAAGTCTCCTGCATCATACGACCAAGCCATAGTTATTCAGTCTCCATGTTTCCGTAGTTTCTGCGCCAGCTACGAATAAGCCCACGTTGTTTATCTGCGATCTTAGACTTCTTACACTTCTTCTTCTGGAACTCAGATTCAGTTCTAGTCTTAGATTTTACTTTAGCATTGATACTATCTACTAAGATATGTAGGCCATCTGCATCAAGTATCTCTAGGCCGTCACCTACTTTAGTATTAGCCTCAAGCGCTGCGTTGTGCTGAAGTCTACCTTCTCGGTATAGTATTTGAACCCTCTGTTTATCCATACCTACCTCTTTCCACTTTAGCTCATCGCCAGCGTTCAAGGTACGGCCACTAACTCTCATGGTTAGGGTAACGAATAGGGGTCTGTCATATTGCATTGGTTCATTATAAAGCATCGGGTAATCCTTAATTGGGTTAGTGAGGGCCACTACAGCCCCCACCATAGTAAATACTTACTGTACGATGTTATTTACAAACGCACCCAAGTCAGCACCTACGATTTGCATATCGTAAGACATCTTAACTTGGATCATCTCAGCAATTTGCTGACGCTTCAGAGCATCATCTGAGAATGACTCAACAGTGATACCCAAGTTGTTTACGCCTTCAAGGTTATTCCAAGCAAAGGTCAAACCAGCAGCAGGGGTCATAAGTCCTGCATTTGAAGGTGTGTGACACAACAGAGCGTGCTTACCACCGATGAAAGAGTTACTCTCAGCAACACCTTCTACTGAGTCGTTTTTCACTGCTTCCATGACATAGAAGTTCTCTACCTCAAAGATTTCAGCCAACTTAGCATCAGTCACCAACGCAGTGTTAGTTACAGTTGCACCACCATTCAGGCGAGCGAGGATGTCTGCATTGTTCACCAAAGCATCACGAACCTCTTTACCAACAACCATAGTGTTTGGCTTGAAGCCACCTGACTTAAGCTGCATAGTACGGCGAAGGTCCGTTACGTTCTGGATTGGTTTAGCAGAGGCGTCATCCCAATAGAGGAAGTTTGTTCCTGAGGTTGAAACAGCACCATCGTAGTTAGTCCCCCAGATATTATCTGAGAAGAAGTTAGTGGCAAACTGCTCTTCACGATGGATCATAAGACGCATAGCGAGAGTTTCAGCACCAGCTTGGCGAGTCTCTAATGCAGCATCTTCGTTAGCCAAAGTCTGCTCATCAAAGTCCATACCAAGACCATAAACATCAGCAAAGTAGCTACTGTTTGAAACAGTCATACCGATGCGGTTTACTTCAGTACGTGGGGCAAGTTTAGCTACATCACCAGTGCGATTCATGTTCGCACGATCATAGATGTAGAATTTGTCAGATTGTTTAGAAACACCGACAGTTGGGAAAACCTTATCAGCGATAAAGTTCTCTTGTGTTTGTGCATAAGCCAGCGTGAGGTTAGTCAACGGTGTATCAATATGCACTGCGGATGGGGTTAGCAAGGGCATTTATTATTCCTTTCTTGCGGGTTAAGCTACGACGTTACCGCCTTGGATCAGTTCGATAGCCATAATCTGACCGTCAACCGCTGATTCCAAAGCATAACCCATAACAACATCACCTGAGGCAGCAGTAAGAGCATTACCATCTGCATCGGCTTGAACAGCAGCACCAGCAGCAATAGTTCCACCAGATTCTACCATAACCTTACCTGAGATAACTACCGTAGCAGCAGTACCAGAAGTAGGGTTGTTCAAAAGAACACCAATGCAATTTTCACCAGCAGAGTCTGCAACGTCTACTTGACCGTCACTCTCTAAAGTAACGAACTTGAATTGTTTTGCTGAGAGGTCTTCGCCAGCAATAAATGTCCGTGTATCACGGGACTGCATTACAGCCATGTTTATTCTCCTTTATAGGATTTGTTGATAAGAGCCTTACCTTCATCGGTTTTAGCAACCGCAGCATAAGCTACAGCATGTTGGCTCTTTTTAAGATTGTTTTCATCCATGTAGGACTTAATAAGGGCTTCAAGCTTATCGTTAGCTGTAGTGAACTCACCATCAGCATCAGACTTTCCGACCTCCTCCATAGACTCTCCAAATACTACATCCGCAGCCTTAAGAGCTTCCATGATTGTTTCTTCCTCAGCGAACTTAGCAACCAAAGACTTAGCTACATCTACGCTAAAGTGTGGTAGAGCTTCT